CCACTACCTGCCCGGTTCCCGACGATCCGAACATGTCGCCCGTTCCATGGCGGCCGGCGCGGTCGCGAGCGGCGACACGGCTGAGATCGTCGAGGGATTCGATCCCGTCGTGAGGGGCGATGTCGTCGCGGCATACGGCTGGCGTCATCCGGAGCTGTTCGAAGCCTATCGGGCGGCCGGGACGGACTTCATCTACATCGACCTCGGGTGGTGGGGGCGAAAACCCGCCAATCAGCTTCTCGACGGCTATCACAAGGTCAGCGTTAACGGCCGGGACCCGGGGCCGTATTTCCGTCGAGGCTCAACGCCAGACCGGTTCCGGATCCACGGCCAACATATCGCGCCTTGGCGTCAGTCCGGCTTTCACATTCTCCTCGCCGGGATGTCGGGCAAAAGCGCCAAGACCCGCGGATTCGAGCCCCAGCAGTGGGAGCGCGAGATGATCGACCAGATCAAGGCCCTGACCGACAGGACAATCGTGTATCGGCCCAAGCCCTCGTGGCTTGATGCGACGCCGCTCCCGGGTACCACTTTCTCGCACGGCTCCAACCCGATCAGCCATGCACTCCAGCGGGCGCACGCGGTTGTGACCCTGCACAGCAACGTCTCGGTCGATGCCTTGCTCGCCGGCGTGCCTGTGATCTGCTGGGGCGGCGTCGGGGCTGAGTTGTCCGGAGAAATCGGACAACTGGAAAACCCGCCCATGCCGGACGGTCGTCATGAACTCATGGCCGACATCGCGTGGTGCCAGTTCAGCGGAGCCGAGATGCGGGATGGAACATGCTGGAGGCACCTCAAGGCGGAAGTGTTGGGTCGATGCGGCTGATTCTGTGGACTGCAAAAAAAGGCTACGAGGCCATCATCGGGCCGGCCGTGATCCGGGGCGCGGCCCTGAACGGCATCATGGTCGAGACCCGGTCTCTCGACGACTATCGAGGCCCCGAGGCCGACGGCGGGATCATCTTCGGCATCGTGAAGCGGGAGGTCTTGTGGGATCATCAGCGGGCCGGGGTGCCAATCCTTTATATCGACAAGGGCTTCTCCCGCAGCCGGACCGTCTGGCAGGGAAACAACGTCCCGGGGTGGTGGCGGGTCTGCATCAACGCCTCGCACCCGACCGCCTACATGATGGACCACGACTATCCGGTTGATCGGATGAAGCGGGCCGGGATGAAACTGGCGAGACGCAGGAAGGGTGGCGACGCCATCGTCATCGCGGGATCGAGCGAGAAATTCCACCTTGCCCATGGCCTCCCGCATCCGACCGAATGGGCGAAAGACGTCCTCGCCGAGATCAGGCGCCATTCCGATGCGCCAGTGATCTACCGGCCGAAACAGAGCTGGCGCGGAGCCGAGGGGATCGAAGGCGCGATCTTCGACCACGGCGCCAAGACCCCGTTCGGGAGCGTGCTGGAACAGGCCCGGTGCGTCATCACGCACGGGAGCGCGGCCGGGGTGGATGCGATCATGGCCGGCGTGCCCTGCATCACCCTTGGGGATGGCCCTGCCAGGCCGGTCTCGGGACACAAGATCAAGACGATAAACGATCCGTGGTGGCCAGATATTGCGCTGAGAAGGCAATGGGCGGCCAATCTGGCCTATTTCAACTGGCGGCCGGATGAGTTAGAAAACGGCGTGGCCTGCCAGGCATTGACTGAACAGATGGGACGTCTGTTCGACCGAGAGCAGGCCCATGCCCGTCGCAGCCCCGAAGCCCTCTGAACGCTTCGCCGAATACATCGCCCTCTGTCGCACCTTCCACGAAACCCACAAGACCTTCAGCGGCCGGGGCTGTCTGAAGCACGCGGGCAAGATCCTCGAACTGGCGGATCAGGTCGGGGCCCGATCGGCGCTGGACTTTGGTTGCGGAAAGGCGGTCCAGTTCAGCGACACCGTCCCCGGCCATCCGGACGGCACGACGCTGGAATCCATCCTCGGCTTCGAGGTCACGAAGTACGACCCGGCCGTGCCGCGGTTCAGCGAGGAACCGACGGGCAAGTTCGATCTGGTCTGGGCTACGGACGTCCTTGAACACGTCCCCGAAGAAGACATCGACTATGTCGTGCATCGCCTCGGCGCCCTGACCCGCAAGGCCCTGTTCGTCACCGTCGGGTCGGGTCCGGCCAAGAAGACCCTCCCGAACGGCGAGAACGCCCATGTGACCCAGAAGCCGGCTGACTGGTGGGAGGCGCGCTTCGCCCCGATCCGTCGCTGTCGCGGCGCCAATGCGATCGCGCTGACCCTGGTGATCGAATAGCCATGGTCACGGTTGTGACTTCGTTCGGGCCTCGCGGATTTGAGGATTACGCCCGGACCTTCCTCGACACCTTCGAACAGCACTGGCCCGCCGAGGTCCGACTCGTCGCCTATCGGGAAGCTAACGAATGGCACCGCCGGGCGAGGATGCGGAACCTGCTGGACCTTCACGACTGTTCCGAATTCCTGCGCGCCCATGCCGATGAGCCGATGGCCTGCGGACGGGTCCGGACGGCCTGCTGGCGCAACAAGGAAGGGGCCGCGGGCTACAGCTTCCGAACTGACGCCGTGAAGTTCTGCCGCAAGGTCTTCGCGGTCGCGGATGCGGCGGAGCGGATGGGCCAAGGCATCCTGGTCTGGATCGACGCCGACGTGGTGACGACGGCCGATGTTCCGAAGGGCTTTGTCGAGGGCCTGCTGGGTGATGCGCACGTCGCCTATCTCGGCCGGGAGCGGACCCATAGCGAGTGTGGCTTCCTCGCCTTCAAGCTGCCTGAGGCGCTGCCGTTGATTCGCCGCTGGGTCGAACTCTACAGGTCAGACCGCGTCTTCTATCTGCACGAAACCCACGACAGCTACGTCTTCGACCACGTCCGGGAACGCTCGCCGGAAGTGATCTGCAAGAGCATCTCGCCGGAGGGCCCAGATCAGCCGGGCCATATCTGGACGGTCAGCCCCTTGGCCCCGTTTACTGATCATCGGAAGGGGCCGGACAGAAAGGTCCTCGGCTACTCGCCTGAGGCGCGGGGCGAAACACTCCAAAGGACAGCAGCATGAAAAAGTTCGGTTCCTTCTGGGTCCCCGACGCCGAGTATCTCCAGATGGAGGCGCTGTCGGCCGGAGGATGGCAAATTGATCATTTGGAAGCCGCCCTCGCGCATGTGACCGACTGGTCCTGTGCCGTCGATGGCGGCGCCCACGTCGGTTCCTGGACCATCGAGATGGCCAAGCGGTTCGAGCGCGTGATCGCCTTCGAACCAGCCCCAGATACCTACGAGGCGCTGGAGGCCAATACGTTGTGGCTGAAAAACGTCACCCGGAACGGTTCGGCTCTGGGCGAGACCTTCGGGACAACCGGCATGGCGGACGATGAACGCTATTCGGGCCAGAACACCGGCGGCCGGTTCGTGAAGGGGGAAGGCAAGATACCCGTCGTCCCGCTCGACAGTCTGGAACTGCCCTCGCTCGGCTTCCTGAAACTGGACGTCGAGGGCTACGAGGTCTTCGCCCTCAAAGGCGCGGTCCAGACGTTGCAGCGGTGCAGGCCCATCGTCCTGATCGAGGTCAAGCCCCGCATGGCGCCGCGGTTCGGCATCTCCCCGACGGCGGCACCGGACTTCCTGACCGGCCTCGGGATGGTCGAGGTTGGGCGCTGTGGGTCGGACTATATCTATGGCTGGCAGGCCGAGGCCGAACAGAGGTTGGCGGCGTGACATACGCCCTATCATCGGATGATCTCGACATGATGGCGCGGTATGTCGGTAGGTTCCGCGCCTGCGCCGGATACACCCACTTTGTCGTCTATGAGTACGGCCGCGACGACGTGGAGGGCATTCTCGCCAGCTACGCGCGGGATGCGTGGGAACGGTCCATGCTCGACATGGATAACCCGCCCGCCACCGCAGTCTTATTCAAGAGTGTTGAACTAGCCGAGGCCTTCGCCGTCCAGATCGGAAAGGCTCGGGTGGGCGCGCTGAAACCCGAGACTGAATAGACCACACCATCGTCGCAGCGCTGTGAAGCGCCGCCCATCCCTGAGGGACGCTATGCAGGACGCCCTGCCCATCTTCGTGGGCTACGAGACCAGAGAACACGCCGCCGCGCTGGTCTGCGAACACTCGCTGCGCCGTCGTTCGTCGGCCCCGCTGTTGATCCAGCGGCTTCACGAACCGTCCCTGCGGCATGTCGGGCTCTACACCCGGACTTGGACGCAGGACGGCGGACAGAAGACGGATGCGATCGACGGCAAGCCTTTCAGCACGGCCTTCAGCTTCTCAAGGTGGCTGACACCAACCCTGATGCAGCATCGCGGCTGGGCCTTGTTCGTCGACTGCGACTTCCTCTTCCTCGGTGATGTCGCCGAACTGTTCGCCGAAGCCGATCCGCGCTTTGCCGTTCAAGTCGTGAAGCACCGGATGCCGGAGGTAGCGGGCATCAAGATGGATGGTCAGGCCCAGCAGCCGTATTTCCGAAAAAACTGGTCGTCCGCCATGTTGGTCAACTGCGGCCACGCGGCGAACCAGCGGCTCACCCCGACTGTGGTCAACAGCATGTCCGGCCAGTGGCTGCACGGCTTCTCATGGCTGGATGACCACGAGATCGGCGACCTGTCGCCGGACTGGAACTGGCTGGCCGGCGTCGATGCGCTCCGGGTGACAGACCCCCGCGCGGCTCACTTCACCATGGGGACTCCCGACATGGCGGGGCACGAAAACGCGCCACTCGCTGCGCACTGGTGGGCAGAACTGGAGCTGGCCAAAAGATCGCATCGGGATGCATCAAGGTTGGCAGCGGCCTGACAAAGCAGCCCCCCTCCCGTGCGCGCTGGCGATGGGGTAAATCAGATCAACCGCGTCGGATGACGCCGTGTCCCACGATGGAGGCCTAGATGGCCAACGGCACCTCGATTACCGCCCAAAAAGGCCGCGCCTTCCTGCTGCGCCTCGCCACCGGAACCAGCCCGACGACCTTCAACACCGTCACGGGCCTGCGGGCGACCGGGATCACGATCAACGGCTCGCCGGTCGACATCACCACGAAAAGCTCGAACGGTTGGCAAGAATGGTTGCCTGACGGCGGTGTCAAGTCGGTCAGCATGACGGGCAGCGGGATTTACGATTCCGGAAACAGCTATCTAGCGGCCGTGCAGGCTGCGGCTCTGGCCGGCGGAGGTTTCGTCGAGGCCGAGATCGTGTCCGGCGCCGGCGATAGTTACGTCGGAACCTGGTCGGTCCCGACCTTCACCCGCAATGCGCCGCACGACAACGCCGAGACCTTCGATGTGACCCTGCAGTCGCATGGCCCCGTGTATTATCAAGCCGCCTGACGGGTGATCGATGACCGATAACGCCCTTCAAGAGATCGAACTGACGTTCGGCGGCAAGACCTACCGGTTCAGGCCGACATTCAAGGTGCTGATCGGCATCGAGGCCGCGACGGTCCAGCCGAGCCGCGATCTCGGGTTGAAGATCTGGAACGGCAACGCCGCCCTGATCGAGATCGCGACGGTGATGCAAATCCTGCTGCGCGAGAAGGGCGAGGACCGGTCCATCGAGGATATCGGCGAAGTCCTGATGGATGACGGCTTCCTTGGTCTCACCGACCCGCTGGGCCGGTTCCTGACCCGGGCCCAGCGGGGCCACAAGGAACATGAGCGCGAAGCCCTTGAGGCCGCCAAGAAGGCTGAGGATGAAACCAAGAAGGGAGGCCGGCCGGACAAGGCGCCCGTGGACCCTCCGAGCGCTTCCTAGACTTCGAGGGGTGGCAGGAGTTCGCCCTTGGGGTCTTGCATTGGTCAGAGGACCAGCTTCTCGCCTCCACGCCCTACGCACTGTCCTGCGCCTACATCGGGCACTGCCGAAGCAGTGGTCTGGGGCGCTGGGAGGTCAAGGCCGATGGATGGTCAGACGTCGAACTGGACGAGTGGCGCGAGGTCGAGGCCGCACTGAAGGAGCAGTTCCCGGAATCCGCGGCGCCGAAGGCTTGGAAGAAGATGAAGCGCCATGGCTGACATTCCGGTCGACACTCTCAAGTATGCGATTGACGGTGACGTAGCGCCCTTCCGGGCGAAGGCTGCTCAAGTCGACGCCGAGGCCTCGCGTCTTGGCGACAGCGTCAAGGCCAAGACCGCCCATGCGTTTGACGGGGCGACCGCTGGCGCGTCGAAGCTCACGAACCAGCTCAAACTCACCGCCAACCAGTACCAGGCCTTTGCCCGGGAAGCGCAGGCGACCGGAAAGAGCGTCGACAGCCTGATCGCGGCGCACTTCCGGGCTGGTACGGCGGCGGAAGCGGCGGGCAAGAAGTCGGTCGCGGCATTGGCGGCTGAGCGGGTTGCGATACAGGCGACCGCGAGAGAGGCCCGCATCGCGGCTGAACAGATCGCGCGGGCCTCGGCCAAGGCGGCGCCCAGAGGCGTTCCCCTTCAGGGCTACCAGATCACCAATCTGAGCCAGCAGGCTCAGGACGTCATGATCTCTCTGGGCTCTGGCCAGAATCCCCTGACGGTCCTGCTTCAACAGGGGCCGCAGGCGGCATCGGCGGCGGGCGGGGTCAGCAACGCATTCAAGCTCATGGGCGGGGCTGCTGGCGTGGCCCGGATCGCG